AGAGGAGAGTTCATAGAAATGATTTCTACCCATTGGTGTCCCGATAAATAAGGCATCGCCTTTCAAGTCTGTCAACGCAGGTCGTAGTATTAATTCCCATACATCGGGCTTCATGTCCGCGTATTCATCCAAGACAAGAAACTTGAGACTTACGCCGCGCATTGTCTCAGGTCTATCAGCGCCCTTCAAGCTGATAGTTGTGCCATTGATAAGTCTTACCTGCATGTTGTTGACATGCGAGTTCTCTATCACGGGCTGGCCTATCTCCAAGAGGAGATTCCACATAATATCCCGTGCTTGACCCTGAGTGGGGGCTACATAGAAGACCTGACCCTTGTCTGACCTTAAAGCGTTGACTATCAAAAGGTAAGCCGCAAGACGAGACTTGCCCGTCCTACGACCCGCAGCAACCACCTTGAAACGCGTAGGGTCGTTCCAGACTTTCTTCTGCCACTCTAAGAGACTGATATCTAGGTTCATCTACTTCTCGCGGTTTTGGTTGCAATCTTCTTGGGTTGTTTCGAGAACTGCTTACCCTTAGCGGTGTCAGCTTGTTTTTTCCGCGAGGTAGCGGCGTATTCCTTGGACGACAGAGAATCTCTAGCCTTCTTTGGAAGATACCTTTCCCCAGTAGCTTTCTTGCCCTGAGTTGATGGCTTGCCAGACTTAGTACCCCAATCCTCCTTACCCCATTTGGATAAGGATTTTTGACCACTGGTCTTGCCACCAGAGTACCCGCCGCCCTTGGACTTGTACTCTTGAGCTACAAGTTGGGCTTTACGAGCTGACCATTGACCTGCTTTGCCGCCCTTCGTTCCCGCCATCACTTTCTTTTTGATGCCTTCGCGAAGGGACGGTTTAGTGTAGGCCACTACTTCTTCCGAGTAGCACGAGTAGTACGGGCAGGGGCTTTGGTTGCCATCTTCTTCTTGGCTTTCTTAGCTGCTGTCATTCCCGCAGGGGTGTAGGGGTATTTCTTTCCGTTTACATTAGGCATCGTATTCTCCGGTTAGTTATTTTGAAGTCTTTTTTTCAAGAGCAACAGCCATTTTGTATAAGTCTTCCCTTTTAACTGCCGCTTGTCTTTTAGTGTCTTTTAACTGATTGTCTACAAAGTTTTTATATGATCGAAGCATGGATTCTTTTTTCTTTTCGTAAGCAGCATCTCTCTTTTCTTGTTTTTTTTGCTCTGCTGTTTGTTTCGCTCTTTCGGTATTTCTTTTGATTTGTTTGTTTGCTGAACTTCTACGCGATTTATTGTCCATCGTATTCTCCAGTTCGTATCATATTGGTAATGGTTATAGCCCGTTGACCCACTTGGTCTGCCCAATTAGAGTCTAGGAACTCTACTGCTGCTTCTTCGTAATCACCTTCTTCCATAGCATCCAAAGCCTTTTCAAATCCGCGAAGGCGGCTTATTCCAAGGTTGAAGCACATATCCATCATAGCGTCTTGTCTGACGGTGTCTAGGTATGCAAACCAATCGAAGGCTTTTAACAGCTCCTTCTCGCATCTTCGGATGTCGTTCTGTAGTAGGTAGTATACCTCATCTTCCGATAGTCCCATTGAGTCCAGATTGCGTCCTACGCCAATAGTTAAGTCGCCTGCCGTGCATTCGTAGGGCTTGAGTCTCATCGCTTCATGTTTGATGAGCAGTTCTTCAATCCTCATGGAACTCTCCTTCTATCACTTCGGGTTCTACGATGGTGTCCGTAACCCCTGAGATTGTTATGTTGACCGTAGGTTTACCGCCTAGCTTGTCCTTGTCAAACGAGCTAATAGGCAGGATACGATCTACTATAAGCTTCCACGCAGCAGATTGGTTCTTGTGGTCGTCATCCTGTGCGGCTCGGAAAATAGACTCTATCACAGCATTGGTATCCCTTCTCGCGAGGAATCGCTGCTTCATCTCAGCCATAGCCGAGTGGTCGCCTTTAGGTCTGCCAACAGGACGGTTCTTCGGTTTTTCTATCTCCGTCTTACGGGGACGACCGCGCTTTCTTTTTACTGGTACATTGTCTTCAGCCACAACATAGAAGCTCTTTGGTAATTAATATTTGGCGTATTAAACCATTAATTGGTGAATTTCGCCAACCCCTGTGTTTATGGGTGTTTCGGGAGGAGTTTTTTTGCTTCTTTTTTTTAATTTGACCTGCTGCAAATTTGGGGGGCAACTACAGTAAAAAGCCACGCGCAATCGCCCCGCCCCGTCCCCTCCGCGAACCCCGTCTGTTTATACGCGCGCGCACGCGAGCTGTTAACGCGCGCACGCGAGGCTTATCTAGACGCGAGCAATCTCATGCGGAGAGAGTGAAGGGATGGATAGCAGCCAATACCCCATAGCATCCCTATGCACACGATTCTCAAATCGATACACACTGATACACAATCCAGATGAATGGTTGTGTAGTTTGGTAACACATCTACGGTAACACAGTAACACTTTACGGTAACACAGTAACACTCTCAACACTGTATGCATACACAGTACATTGGCTGCACGCCCCGTAAACACTGGACTTTGAAAACTTGGCACACCTTCTGCATTGTATTATACGACAACCAAGCAATCACATATCAAGGGGCAACACATGATGAAGCAACACACAAGACACTTCGCAATAGCAGCACAGGCAAACGCGCTAGGGCAGACAGATTACGCGATACGATATCTGCAGGGGATGCTGCGAAGCGCATCAAGCGCTAGGGCAGAGAAGGAAATCAAAATCGAATTAGCAAAATACCTATAACCATTAAGCCCCTAGCAATAGGGGCATCACCAAGGGGAAATCACAATGGAATACGAAGAAGCGATCGACAAGCGAACTAGAATCACTGAGCGTCATGCGCTAGCGATAATGAAAGAGCATGGCATTATTGAAGACGAAATTGAGGAAGGCCTTGCCGAATCGCGAATCAAGTCGACCGGAATGCATTCATCACGCAAGTTACTATTTTGGCTAGGATATTAAGGGGAATAAATCATGGAATATTTCGAACTGGAAATGCACGGCGATCATCTGCGAGTCGAATGGAACGGGAAGGCCACGTTTAATATCCAGTGGCCTATAGGAGGCCAGTGGGTCGACTTTGAATGCTTTACTTGTTACGGGATCGACAACGCGCATGACGCATTAGAATGCGCTTACGAATGGATTAATGAGAACGTCTTTGAATTTCAAGGGGAATAATCATGGATCGTGCAAACTGTACTCGCATTGCAAACGCAATAGCCACCAAGGATAACGCGCTGGCCTGTAGCGTCATAGATGACATATTGACCACGGAAACAGGCGCGCATTGGGTTCGCGATTTAACCAAGCTTAAAGCGTTCCTGCTAGATGGTTCGCCTAGGTTTTCGATCATGGCAAAAGACGGCAACGGTAAACTGCCCTTCTTAGCGTTTAGCAGTCTAGCAGGGAAAGGCTTCTGTATTGGTGCAGGCGATTGCCTTAACTTTTGCTATTCGTTTAAAGCTTGGCGGTATCCTGCCGCATTTTGTAGACAAGCGCAGAATAGCGCGCTACTACAATCAGATAGCGGTCGAGAGCATATTCTAGATGCAATTGATAAATTCGAGCCGGTATCGGGCGCAATAGACTTTCGCCTGTATGTAGATGGGGATTTTACAGGCGTTGAAGACATTGCATTTTGGATGGAGGCGCTAACGGCTCGCCCTTGGTTGATTACCTACGGTTATTCCAAATCTTGGCAATCGTTTATAGATTACAAGGGGATCGTGCCTAGTAATTACAAGCTCAATCTATCGAGCGGATCGAAATATGGCGACAGCGTAAAGGATAAGCTTAAGGCGTTCGACTATGTGCGAGGCGAATTCGTGGCGGTATCTATAGGCGCGAGCGTTAAAAGTAGCGACCACGCCGATCGGTCGCACCAAGCCACACTCCGCAAAGCATACGGTTCTAAGGCATACACTTGTACAGGCAAGTGCGGTGATTGTACGCCAATCGGTCACGCTTGCGGCAGCGATCGCTTTAAGGGTATTGATATAATCATTGCAGTTCACTAATCAAAAGGAGTTAATCATGAAAGTAATACACGTTTATAACATGCGGAAGGATGGAAAATTCAAAGTTGAGTTGATATATGCGGGCGAGCCTAATGCTTTCGGCGGTCGCTATCCCGATAGCAGATACAATAAGCTCAAAACACTAGAGCAAATAAACGCTTACGAATTGTACGGGGATGATCAGTTTTACAATCACTCGCAATTCGGTGATTCAATATTCACTTTGACAGATAGAAGGGGTTAATTATGTGGACTCAATCGGAAATCACGGCCTACATTTCGTGGCTCGAAAATACATTACTGCCAGATTTAATCGAAGCCGAACAGGAAAGCACGGCGCGCGATATAGAGATGTGCCTATCATTAATCAATCACTTAAGGGGTTAATTATGAGCAATTGGCATAGCGACACTATCAAGAGATTTAAGAGTTTACCAATAGAATCTCTAGAGTATATCAAGGGTGATGCCTATCAAGCGGCAACAATAGGCGAAACAATAGGTAATCCGAAAGCGGGTCAGTATTGGGACGAAGTCCACTATGCTGTAATGGAGTTAAAAAAGAGGGCGAAACAATGAATTTAAGCAAAGCATTACAGCAAGTAGACGGGCAGTTGATAGATCTCAGAAATCAGAGAGCGGGCGATGCGTCTAGCTATCCATCCGCGATCGCTATAGTCAAACGCGATCATCCGCTCCATCCATTCGTGGTGTGGCGAGCGATCGATCCATCTAGGTCTGGCAATGCGCCATTTTTTGAAAGCGGCAATTACTGCGAGACGCTAGCTGAGGCGATGGAAGATCACAGACTGTAATCAATATGCTATGCGCCAATGGCGTATAGGGTCACCATAGGGTATCAATAGGGTATAAGGGGGATATATGAGTGTAACAGTGCAAACAATTAAAAAATGGCCTGTATCTAAGCTTGTGGTTTTAGTAGATGGGAAAATAGATTCAATTCATTATGAGGCATCGATTGCCTACAAGAGAGCCGCATATTTAAGGGGAATAAAATGACACACGAAACAGCACTCACCAAGGCGCTAGTCCTATGCGTGACAGCTCCAGAACACAGACTAGGCGATACGCTTAAACTAGCGCACGAACTAGCGGAAATGTGTACACCTGCCGAAGTGGCAAGGGCAAAAGAAAATGCAAGGGAGATAATGGAATGAGAAATAATCGCAGAAATCTATATGTACTTGTCGCGGGGGGTTTGAT